AGTCCTTGAACCCCTTGTCGTATCCAATCCAGGACATGTGGTCGACGTCGAGGTTTCCCTTTTTGAGGAAGTACTCCCGCGAATCCCAGAGAGCCTCCTGCAGGATCTTCTCGCCCTCCAGATCGACGACTTCCTCGGACGGCTCGATCACAACAATCCGATCGCCTCCATCCTCGTATGCCGTCGCCTTGAAAAGACCTGGACCGGTCACAATGACATTGTCGAACATCACAGCACCTCTGCGATATTGAGCGTACCTCCACCGATCACACCGAGTGCGCTCAGATGCGTTGCGCCTCGCACCCGGACGAGGATCGGATCGAACGTCACCAGAATCACGTCCTGGTTCGTCGCATCGACCGTCTCCGATCCCAGTGCGAAGTACATCGGTGCGGTCGACGTGAGACGAATCACTTCTGGACCCTTTTCCCCGCTGTCCGGAATCGTGGTTCGGAGTGCTCCCCCGGCGTTGAACGCTAGAGCCTTCGATTCTCCGAACTCGTACACCAGAACTGGATTAGCATTGTCACTGAGCGTCTGTCGCATTTTAGATCCTCACGGGTATGCCCATTTCTCGAGCATGTATTTCGTTGCGCTTACAAAAACGTAGTCCATTCGGCAGTGTGGATGGTTCGGACCCCATGCCGCGGTCCAGTCTATCTGCTTCTTTCCTCGGTTCGACTTCCCCTGCCAGATGTGCTTTCGCGGATCTCGCCTTGGATCGTCGGGATGAATGATTACAAACTCCCGGTCCTTCGTGTTCTCGCGGCACCAATCGCAGCAGTTCGCAGCCTCCATCGCTTTCATCACGGTACCTGGCTCGTACTGCGAGAGGAACCCGTCCGTCCTCGCTATCGCCGACTCCGTGATTCCGATCATTCTCCAATCGCGGTTCGCACTCCCAAATTGGTAGAAAAGATCCTGCCTTACCTGCCATCCAGGTTTTCCGCTCACGACTGCGTTTTCCATCACACCGCGAACACCATTTTTCAACTTCGTGGTCGCTGCCTGCAGATCCCTAGCACCCTGGTCGCGGATACCTCGGATGATCCTCAACTCGCGTTCCGATGCTTTCGGGTACCGGCGTTGCAAATCCTCGAGGTCGGCTGGCAATCGCTCAGGGACTCGCTTCAACTTCGGGACCGAGATCCGTTCGAACTCGTTCTGGAACTTGCCGACCCACCAGGCTTGGACCGCTGCTCTCTCCATCTCGGAGAGGACCACGTCTGTCGGCAAGTAATTCTCTATGAATTCAGCGAGTTCCAGGATTGCCTGCTCGCGCAACATCGGATCCGTGATCCAATCTGGTAGCTCGAGCCGCTGCTGCAGTCCGAATGGATCTCCGACCGCTTTTACTGCGAGGTGATCCTTGCACCCGCAAAGCACCGCTGATGGTTTCGCCAAGTTGAAGTAGAGGTGCTCATCGTTCCAGGCACTCCTACTTTTCACCAACGCTCTCGCGTAGGCAAGCGCATCGTTCGCGGGCGATCGCACGCCGAGTAACTCGAACCAATCACGCTGAATATGCGTAAGCAGATACGCTACTCGCTTCACCCAGATCAACTCAACCAGGCGACCGACTTTCTTGCGGTGCGTTCGGATTCCTCCGAGTTGTGGTTGAATTGGCAATCGCTCTCGCTTTCAAAAATGGTGGACATGACAGGGATCGAACCTGCGACGACCTGAATGCAAATCAGGCACTCTCCCAACTGAGTTACATGCCCGGATTATTCTTCCTCATCCTCGTCTCGCGATCGCTCCAGTTCCTTCCTGGTTCGATCACGACGCTCGTCTGCCGTCCACAGACCGCTGCCGTCGATCTCTTCCTTCGTCTCTCCATCGAGGGACTGGACACGCAGAGCAGCACCACCGGAAAGCGATCCCTCGTCCGTCCCACCGAGACCCTCGAGGCTTTTCGTTTCATCACCTCCGAACAATTCGGCGAATGGATTGTCGTCTCCATCCTCTCCCCAATCCACCATGCCTCCCTCACCTCCTTGTTCGTAGAGACCTCCTTGTTCGTAGAGACCTCCTTGTTCGTCGAGACCTTCCTGCTGCATATGCAATGGGATCAGTGCTTGATTCAACGGTGCGCGACCGATCACCGGATTCGGATGCGGATCCTCGTCGCGGCGCGCACGCATCTCGTCCACCGTGAGCACCAGCCGGTCGTTCTCCCTCTCCGAGGAAATGTCTCCAGGCTCCAACCCGACGAACTCAAAGCGATATTTCTCCGACTTGCCAGGCAGAATCTCGGCGACGATCTCGTTCACCATCTCCTCGACGTCATGCATGATCGGGATGAATCCATTCGTGATCCCTACGTCGATTCGAGCCTCTGTATCGGATCCGGAAAGAGGAGACGTCCCGCCCCCCGCGAAGGACTTCATAAAGAACTCTTCAGGAGAAACACCGTAGGCTCCACCTAGGAGGGCTGTAAAGAAACTCGCGAGTTTCTCGAACTGGATGTCCTCCCAGTTGAAAAACGGCACCCACTTGATATCAAGTTTCTCTCGACCCTGTGGTGCGTCCGTTCCCCAGATCGGAATGCTAAAGTGTTTCTTTCCCCTGCCTGCCTCGATCTCCGTCCGCAGTTCCTCTAGCCAGCTCTGCGTGGTCGGCGCACCCTGAACATGGAGAATGCCGGGTGGAATCATGTTGTCGCCGAGGAGCTCCAGGTTTAGATCCATGAACATGAACAGAGCACTCGACGACTTCCACACCATCTCCGCCTCGCCCTGGCCGTATCCGCGGCGATAAATGTCGGTCGAAGGATTGCGAAGCGAATAGATCAACCGGTCGCCTGTAAACCATGCCTTGATCTGCTGGTCTACTAGCTGAATGTACTCCGGTGGATTCTTGGGATCCGGTGGAGGCATATCCTGCTGCTTGTTATTCGAATCTTCCGACCAGTTCCACGTCGCAGCCGACTCCGGATCTGTCCTCCGAATCGTCGCGCCGTCAACAGCATAGAATCCGGCGAGACCATCGTCGTGCGCCAATGGCTCAAGTTCGGTACACATCGCGTCGAACGTCAGCGAGTCGTCGACAACTTTAGCGAGGTAATTCGAGAACTTATCGCGACCGAGCTTCCTGCGCTTCGATGGAACCGGCTGGTTTCCGCAGTTGCGAACGAACGACTCGATGAACTCAAGTTCTTCTCGAGTATCCGAATCGACCTTGCTCTCCTCGCGCCTCTGAACGATGCGCCAACCCAGCTCCCCGCGTCGGAGAGACTGCCGGCCATAGCGCTTCACCTTGCGGCGCATGACCGCATGGATGACTTTCATCGGTTCGACGTTCGCCACAAAGTCGCGAAGTTGTTGAGGAAACACAAGACCAGGGCGTTCGAACCATGGACCTAGGCGACCGACTTTGTCATAGGTATACTCGGCGAGCGGACCCTTACCATGCTGACTCGAGTGCGCTCGCTGAATCGCGCCGAAATTATTCCCTAGAGCCTTGAGTATTTGATTCATTCCCCTCGCCGAATTCAAAGCGAGTTCGTTCTCATTCCTCGACTCCCCTTGTTCGACGCTCGACGAACCGACATGGACACCATGACCGGCGGGACTTTTTGCATCGGATGTGGATTTACGAGGACTCATGCCGTTCGATTTCCCTTTTTGCATGTTCGATTGCTCGGCGACGTGCATCCCAATGTGGCTGCACCGCCCGCTGTACAGGAGTCAATCCTTCGCCGGATTGCTTTTTCTGCCTGTTTACTCGTTCCTGGATTCGCTCATCTCGCGACATTCCGTTCTTCGCCATCACCCATCGAAGGAGTTTCTTTTCAATAAAATCAACACCTTGAGAGAACGAGTCGCACATATCCAGGTTCGTCGAATCCGGTGCCGACAAGAGTGCGGTAACGAGGTCGCCTTTTTTCGACCGACCTGGTGCGTCTGGATGCATCGACCGAACAAAAAAGATCAGCCTGTTCTGCATCCACAACGTCGCACGCTCTAGACGATCCATCTTGTCGCCCCGAGGGGGCCATCCAATCGGCTTTACCTCTGGATGCGCGTCGCGGAGATGCTGGACGGTGTCGATCTGTTGGCCGGCGTCCTCGTAGATGGCTCCACTCGATCCCCAGAACACATGGTCCTGGACGATGCGGGCGATCCGCTGTGGAAACTTCTCTCGAACGGCATAGGAGTCCAGGACGTAAATAACCCCCTTCGACTCATCCACACCGAATGCCGTTCCAGAGAAGTGAGCGTTTTTCTTCTCGTGCGCGTTCTTCCCGGTGCTCGGGTCATAGGACATGTAAACCGACAGATCCTCGAGATCTGGGATGTCTTCGTCGTCTACGTACCTGATCCACCCGTGCTCGATGATCGCGTCGGAGTCATCCATGGGATTCGACTCGAACATCTGCGCGTAGCGCCTCGCGCCGATACGACGCCGCTTTTCCTCAAGCCGCTCGACCGTCCACTGAGGAGACCACAACGGCGTACCATCGTCCTCGATCGCTCGCTCGACGATCGTTGGCCACCCCTCATCCTTGAATCGGTGCGTCAAATCGTTCGGATGCCAGGCGTTGTTCAGGACGACGAAATATCCGCCCTTGGTGAGGCGAAGATATAGCGTCGTGCGCACCCAGTCATCGAGCTTGTCTCGCTGAGACTGCGTCCTCGTATTCTCGAATGAAAGAGGGTCGTCAAGGATGATTACATCGTACCTGGAACCATCAGCAGGACCATAGGTCCCGATCGAGGTGAGCGTCGGTTCCTTTGCAATTACATCACGTTCCACCGTCAACTGAGTGCTCGCCCATGGGCTTTTCTTATCGCCGGTTGGCTTTTTCACCCAGGGAAAAATCGCCTGGAAATCCTTGTCGAGTCGGATGTACTGATCGACAGCCTTGAGGATCTTCGTCGCCATGCCGGCAGTACGGTGAACCAGGACGATTCGAATATTCGGATTGTTCCCGATCAACCACAGCACGAACCCGACCGAGATATTCTGCGTTTTCCCGTGTTCCGGTGGCGAGATAAGATTCAACTGCTTGAAGTGCGTGATCGCGTCAAGCCATCGAACGTGACACGGAGCCATTAAAATCGGCTCTCGAGTCACCTCGTCCTTGATTACCAGCGTATTGAATACGGCTGGATCGCGCCGAGCCTCGTCGATCAACGCCTTGCGATCCTCGCCTGTAAATTCTGCGAGCGCAGGCATCACTTCTTACCTGCGTTTTTCTTCCGTGCTTTCCTGATGGCGATCAGCCGGTCGACTGATTTATCGAGGTTATCCAAATCGAGGGAGGTCTTCACCTCGAGAGGTCGTTCCTCGGATCCCTCGATCACCGTAGTTTCGCGCTTGCCGTAGTCGTCTGGATACCGTCGCTCGACGAGCAAGGCTGCCGCCTTCCAATCCTTGTGCGATGCAGTCTCGATTGTCTGGACGAGTTCGGCTGCAGTCTCGGCTTCGATTTTCTCGAGTTTATTGCGAAAAACCACGTAAATACTGTCATTCTCACCACTTACATCAGCTTCTCTCGCACGAGTCATCCACCGAGAAAATGATCCTGGATTGATCCCTGCTTTTTTACAAGCGAGATTCCTGGTAAGATTTTGTCGAATCCCGTCAAGAAAAACCTCGGTCACCCGAGGATCGAGAACTTTTGATGTTCGTCCTGGACCTGGAGTCTGCCATCCCGGTTTCCGTTTTTTCCCGGTACTGGCCGGTTTTTTTTTCGGTTTCGACTTAGCTGGCATAAGTCCGTTTCCCTATTTTGGAGCGTACTGGTCGGTGTGATCAGCATACCGAAAACCCCTTTTGTGTCAATGGTTGCGACGCATTCAGGCGAAGTTTAGACGAAAACGAGCGAAGAAAAGCGCGATGCAACGGTGTTTCTTTTATTTGTTAGGAGCCATTAACTTGATTTATGGTGACCACACCGGCCCCCGCGGCGTCGGTTTGAACCAGATTGAAACCGGTTCGAACGGGTGCGTCATCTTCGATCGAATTTCTCAGGCAACAGAAATGAAGAATTGTTACCTGAGCGTCGACTCTGATCTCAGGCGCCGACAAGGTCGGTTTGCTACCTGAACGACTCTCACATATAGCCGCTGCTGCGCAACGTTTGCCTGTAGCGAGACTTTCCGTGGCAATTGGCTACTTGTGCGACGATGAGCTTTGTCGTCTCTCTGTCGATCTTCTTGAACCACACCCAAGATCGGGGATCAAATCTCGCTTCGAAAAACATTCTTAGTATATAG